CTGAGCCTCGTTGTTCATCTTCTCGATGTCAAACGCCACTTCTGCTTGCTTTATCTGCATCTTAGCTTGAGTCTCGGCTTGAATCTTCTGCATAGCTGTTTGGGCAGCCATTTCTTGAGACTTGAGTTGTTGCTGAGATTGAATAGCTTGCTGTTGCATAGCCATCTTCTCCTCGCGGTCCTGCTTCTTAACTCTCTTAACCTTAAGTAGTTGATTAGCAAGTTTAAGATTTCTAAGTTCTCTAATATCAATTGCATCCTCTAGATTTATATCGCCCTTAGATAGAGCCATTTGTATGTTCTGTTCTAGTTGAGCTCTCTCCTCTTCGTCAGGAGACACTTCGATGAATATACCGAAGTTATATATGTATAGGTTGTTTACTTCCTTTAAGATAGATACATTATACTTACCAATCTGATTAGCGAAGTCTTCTTTGAAGTCAGCGTACTCAAGAATGTCAGACACTCTATAAGTTAATGCTTCAGCTAAGCTTCTGTACATGTAAAGACTAGCGTCTAATATATGTCTTGTAGCCGTGTTAGAATTTAATGCTGCAAGTTTTTGTATACCAACTAAAGAATTAGGGTCAGGAGAAGAACTAGCGGCTTCATTTAAGCCCGTAGCTTCACGTATCATCCCTAAGTAATGGTTATAGTTACCAATAAGCATTTGAGTCTTACTAGCGCCCGAACTAGAGGTTAACTGTGTTATAGGTACTTTACCTTGATTGTAATCACCTTCTTGGGTATAACTTCTACCAATTACACTACCTGTTTGGAAATATAATCTAAGAGCATCCTCAGGGTTATAGGCATTACCCGAACCTAAGTCTACTTCGTTTAATCCGTCTGCATCAATAAATACACCGTCAGGTACAACCTTAGATATAACTTGCTGAAGCTTTAAGTGTGTAATCTGAATAAGGTCAGCGAAAGGTATCATTCGTCTAACCAAGGATTCAATAACCCCTTTATACATCCTAGGAGCAACTGCCACGTAGTTTGGTATAGCATGCTGAGTAGCTGATTCAGGTCGAACCATATTCTCCGCTAAATCCCACTTTAGTAAAATGTTAGTCCCCATAACCATAACTCCGTCATACCATACGTCGATAGTCTTTTCAATCTTCTCGAAGTTACCTTCGTCCATCATCTCTGAAGGAGGATTAAATTGGTCATCTTTCTCAATCATCTTAGCACCGCCGTTATCGTACTTCTTCTTCTTGTAGACAATATTTTTAGTTGTCTTGTAGTTGAAATACATTACGGTAGCCGTGTCTCTATAGAACATATCGTTCTGAGCCTGTTGAGACGTACTATATGTGTCATGCCAACTTTGACTGTACTTAGAGATAGTCTCTAAATCTTCGTTATCTAACGTCGTGTCAATTTTAACAAGCTCTGATATAGGAAGAGTTTTAACTTCACCCCAATAAAAGCAATCCTTAAAGTGAGGGTCTTCGGTGTAACTATAAACCACATTAGCAGGGTCGACGTAACTAATCTGAACTCCCGAACCTTGTAGGAATTCATGCTTAGATATACCAATACCAATAACAGTGAGGTCATAGTCAAATCTTTTTCTTAAATCAACGTAGTGATTCTCAGCGAATAGAGTGTTTATAGCTTGCTCTTCAGCAATCTCTATAGCCGGTTTGTAGTTGAGGTTCATGTACAAGGAAAGTTCCTCGTCATTTTCAGGTAAGTCCTCAGGGTTCATAGTGAACGGGTCTAAGCCTGACTCATCTTTAATGGTGGTAAGAACAGTCTTGGCAGCCATCTGACCTTCAATCATGTCCTGAAACGTGCTTCTTTTATCCTGAGACATAGCGTCTTCAGCGTAAGCGTTAACCTTAAATAGTCTGTCAGACATACCGTTTACAACGATGTCTACAAACTTAGGTAAGATAGGTACAGGAGTCCAATCAAGGTTAAGGTAAGATAAGTCACCATCAACGGCTAACTCGTTCTTATATTTAGCTACAGATTGCTCACCTCTAGCGTATAACCTTAATCTATGAAATTCTTTTTGTTGGTCGTAGTATCTACAAGCGCCACCGTCTTTCTTAAACCATTCGTATTGAATGGATTGACCTATCTGAAGTCCAAATTCTTCTGTTGCTTTTTCAGCATCAGAAACAAATTGACTAGGAAATCCTGACGCTTTTATATTAATCTCTACTTCTTTCATTTATCTCAATAATTCACTGTTCGAACCTTCATTACTGTACCTAGCAAAGGTAATACTTATTTTTGATTGTTTTTGTTCCGGAAGGTAGCTGTGCTTTTGATTTGCCATTATAGCTAAGCCTGAACTAATAGATGCATCAAACTTAGTTCTATTGTTAATATCAAACCTAGCCCAATCTTCTAGAGTCTTAGGAAAAGGCATAGACCCCATCTCATCGGAATCTCTGTACACACCACTCATATCTAGCCCTACGTGCTTTTCTATGTATGACTCAATAGCTGATGCGTGAGACTGCTTTACATCTTCTGAGGAGTTAGGGATTCCACCCAACTCTTTCTCGGTCTTAGATAGTTTATTAAATAACTTATCAGGACGGTTCATTGAATACCCTCTATATCCTCTATTCTTAAAATGATAAAGTAGCCTAGGTTTGTTGTTCTCACAAAGAATAGGCATTCCATAAAAGATGCACGCCATTAAAACCTCCTCAAAGAATATCTCTGCTGTTTGAGGTCTAGCTATATACTCTAAGAAAAACTCGTTACTAGGAGCTTCATCCATATTAAACTTAGTCTGACCGTGTAGAGAACCGTTAGACCCTTTACCTCCAACCGTTCCTGAGATGTCGTATGAATCACAGCCAAATGAACCTATATGCTCATTACCGGGATACTTCTGACCTCGCTTCATTATAAAGCTATTCTGAAGACTTTTATTGGGAATCCATCCTACTAAGAACCTACCCCTGCTATCAGGGCTAAAAACCACCTCAGTATCCTTCTTACCATCCTTCCAATGGAATGACCCTTTGGTTGTGTGGTGAGCAAGACTTATCGAGTCATTGTAATCTATCTGTTGGTATATCTTAGTCAGGTTGAATAGTGATGATTTACTCTCATCTCTAAACGCATGTGACTCTGTTCTAGGGAATTGTCTATAGAATTCATTTAATGCGTCAGCGTCACTCTTTAAAGATTCAACCTCAGCGTTCCAATAGTCTACAGCGCCATTAGAAATCATCTCACTATCCACTCCCAATATAGGAGTAGTAGGCTTGGTTAATACAGGCATTCCGTATCTATCAATAAACCCTTCCATGTTCCACTCCATAGGAATGAATAAAGAATACATACCACTCTTGGTTTGCCCATTGGCGTTCCTTGACCTAACGTCAGAGTCCTCGTAAAGCTTCTTGAAGTTGCTACCCCCTTTAGATAGTGCGTTTGAGGTTGACCCCATCATGCACTTTCCTATAATCTTACTACCCAATCTTAGACACGTTTTAGTTACGCGCCAATTGTTTAGGATATTGTTAGGCTTAATCCACTTCCCACTCTCATCATGTACAAGAAGGATTAGCTTCTCACCATCATAGGAGTTGTCGTCAGTGTTCTTCCAATCTATCGTAGTATCAAGTCCTTGCATTTCATCATCAGAGATTTCATGCATGTTCTTTTTTGTGATTTTCGACGCAGGAACTCTAAAGGCTAATTCAGTCTTAGGTTTATCCATACCATCTTGTATAGGTTTGAAGAAGAAAGGTAACCTGTTCGCTATAGGAACAACCTTATCCGTAAACATCTTCTTAGCATCAGAACCGGTCTTAGATAAAATACCTACCCTAGAATCTTTTGCTAACGTACCTACATTGACCGACTCAGAAGACCCCATGAAGGAAAATCCTGAACGTCTAATCTTAAGGTATGTCATACCAAATGAACGCTTATCAGCCTTACATGCTTCCCAAAATAAGAAGAAAACTCTGTTAGCTTCTCTGTAGTCAGGGTATCCAATATCTATACTTGTCCATTGAAGGTACATATAATGAGAACCTGTGACAAAAGTAGGCTCACCTTCATTCATAAACCAATAACCTTCGTCTCTTCTATCAAACTCTCCCTCTATGTAGTCTACCCACCTATCCTTAAACACAGAAGGCATGTCATTCCATTGAAAGATAGAATTAATTTTCTGCAACTCTTTAGGAAGACCTTCTCTCTCCCAATACTGAAGAGATTTAGTTTTATGTCTTTGTGGCGTGATTTTTGGTACGGGAGGTAGCCCTATTTTCAGTCCTGATATTTCAATTATCTGACCTACTTGACCTGTCTTTGATATATTAACGAAGTCATATTGCTCGTTATACCCGTATAACCAAGAACGCCCACTGTTCTTTTTAGAAAGCGGGGACTTTGGGATGTAGTCTTCGACTACTCTGCTTAAATTACTTTGACCTTCGTTCAGCAAATCCTTGTTTTGTATCAGTTCTATTAGGACCTTGTGCCTCTAACTTTAAAGTATCCTGCTCATCGTCAATACGTTTAAGTATCTCAAACGCGTCGAATATAGAAAGCTTCTTAGAGGCTGCAGCATTCTTAAGCTTGTCAGCAGCTAAGGCATCCTCAGGGTCAACCTTCACTATATCTTCTTTGGCTACCTTAATGAGCTGTTTTACAGCCTTGTAGCCTGCTTCTATTATCTCCTTCCTTAACTCTGTAGAGTCCATCATAGCTTCTTTAAAAAGATTACTTGAACCAATCTTGGCTCGTACTCCTCGCTAAAATTATCTACGAGGTTTCTAGAGTGCTTTTCTATCGAATCAAAGTAACACATACGATTGAAACGATAATCAATAATGGTATCACCTTCCTTGGTGTAAATTGTAGTTCCTGCTCCATCAGGAAACGAATCGTTAAGGTAAAGTAAAACAGTTACGTCCCCCATCATTTCATCTGTATGGATGAAGTTAGGTTCGTGTTGTTTGTGTGGAGATATTCTAACGAAGTTGTATGAGACTGAATAACCTTTGAATTTTGTTAGGACGTGCCTCTCAAACTCGTCATCATCTCGTGGCTGAATACCTTTAAATTCTGACACTCCATCAGATATATTTAAAAACTCCTCCGATAAAATACTCTTAACGTACTCTGTAGGATTTGATAGAACATCATCTATCAATCCTATCATTATACTTCCATAGTTATCTGATGGTCAAAGACTCTGTAAAGAGTTTCGCCATCTATTATAAATTCATACTCACTTTCAGGAGAGAAGCCAACCCTGTCACCCGGTTTTACGTCTTGAGACTTGAGGTAATCATTGGGGTATACCATCTCTCCCATGAGTGGTTCGTGCTTACACGATTTATCTATAAAACTATCTAGAACTTCAATTGGTCTAACGAAACAGTACCTGTCATGGCTATACCACTGACCGTCTTGCTTGTATAGGTAAAATTGCTCGTCATCTACAAAGAATAAGTCATCCTTAAAGAAGCTTTTACCGCTCTTTCGGTTACCTTTAATATCGTTATAGAACTTAAATACGTTATGGTGTACGATTAGGGTATCCCCAATCTTAATCTTTCCGATATAGCCTAAAGGTGTTTCAATAACAGTAGCGTGTCTATTGGAAAACTTAGATTCCTCCTCAGAGGTGTTAACTATAAACTCCATCCCACCAATTGTCTTGGTGTTGTTATACCTCTTACCCTTTATAGGTTTAACTATAAAATTATATGGCGATTTCATTACGACCCACAGGCTTCGCAGTCCTCATCATCTATACTACAAGCTACGGGTTGTTCTTTCTCTTCTAAATCATTAATCCAATTATCTAAATCAGTAGATTTTGGAGTGGTATCGGTGTTCTTGTTGTTCATCCTAGAAGTTTATGTTGTACTCAATTGATATTGGAATGTAAGGGTTAAATTCCTTCCACAAAACTATAACATCACTCTTTATAATCCAAACTTTTAGGGATAAAGTTTCCTTATCTCTTTGTATTAGATGTATTTTGTGTGAAGAACCAAGTATGTCCTGCCCCACGATGTAGTGCATAGCCCCTGACTTATAGTCAGGTCCGACTGAAATCTTTCTAATATCCATTATTGATGGGATTTATAGAGATTAATTTATTTTATGTATAGAGATTGAAGAAGCAGGCGAATCACTTCCGGATAAAGGACCTGAGCCGCTAGCTCTAACGCTAGACAAACCACCCGCATTAATTCCGCTTGAATCTCTTAAGATGAAGAACTCCAAATAATCTCCCGCCACAGCTTCAAACAAAAATGTCTGAGAGTGATTCATTATATTCTTCTCCGTGCCATTTAAAGGAATACTATAACCTGAAGGAAGTTCAAGCATAACACCATTCTTATACGTGACAAGGAATAGAACTGAACGGTCAGTAATCCGACCTAAGTCACCAAACATAGCTGCATTATACTCTACATTATACCACGAATCAGTATTGAATACAACACGTCCACTACCCGACAACGATACGTCTAAATTAGCCTGAGCTACACCAAAATTGATTCCCGTTAAGGTATCTAAAGCCGTTGGCTCTATAGTTGAATCAGTGCTTGAAGCATCTAAAGATAACGAAAGCGTTGTCTTCTGAATCAAATCCGATATAGACCCAACCGTGAAGTTTTTTGTTGATAGATTGTCATTAGCATCCGTTCCAATTAACTTGTCATATAATGAAGGGGCTACCGTTGTGTACGAGCTTATCTTTGGCATAACTTATTTTGTTTCAGGTGGCTTTATCTCTCCTGTCTCAATGTTGATTACAGAATCCTTGCCGTATTTGTTTATTAGTAACTCTTCTTGCTTTGATGACTCCTCTCTTAAGGATGTCATTTTACTAATAAGCGCTTGCTGTTGAAGAACTGTTTCTCCTAACTGCATCTTGCACTTATTAAATTCTTTCACTGACCCTTGAAGGGTTTCTAACTCTTGAGTAGTTAAATTTTGCATTTGATTAGATTTTGTTTCCACAAATATAGGGATTATTTCTTTCTAATCTTCTCTATAGACCTTCCGGCGAAATACGCTCCATACACAGTTATAAGAAGGGTTTGATATATAGGCTTATAAGCGTCATCCATAATGAAGCTACCTACATTGC